GGTAGAACACTGGATCTTTCGCCAGCAGCGCCGCACGATGTCGCGAATGGAACAGATCATCGCCGAACCAGATCGGCAGAAGACAGACTCTCACTCCGAATGGCGCCATCGTATTCTTGTATCCGCGCCGAACCCACTCCGCTATGCAGATGTCATGGTAGCGCATGAGCGCGCCCAGATTGTGCTGCCACATGTGAGCAGCCGGGTGATGAGTCCAACCCCCCTCACCAGTGATGATCGCATTGATCAGTTGCTTGGCTTCAACACGCTGCCTCCCGAGACGCCGATAGTCGAGCATCTGAGCACTGGCATGGAAATTCGCAACAGGAAGGAAAGTCTGCACTAATCTTCCCCCACCGCTATCTTGAGAATGCGTCGATGTGGACGCAACGCCTTCTCTCGCTTCGCTATTTCCCTGGCCTGTTCTTCGCTGAACCGCGTGGCCTGATGACGCTCCACCTGAAACATGCCGTGCGGTGTCATTGAATAGAGAGAAGGGAACCCCGCTTCACTTCTAGCCTCTATGATGTATTTCCCCATATCTGGCCCTCCCACCGGCCACGCCCAGCATAGCACGGCGGGGGGTTGACGGACCAGCCCTATACTGCGACCTCCTTGCAACTTCCCCACGTCTTTCCCACGGCTAGATCACAAACTACGGGAACCACGAGCTCAACCGCATTGTTCATGATTTCCACGCATTCCTTCGCTTGCTTGATGGAAGAGACACTGAATACGTTCTCGTCGTGTACGGTCATGCGTAGCTTATATCCAGCCTCCCATGCGAGAAGCATCGCCTTCTTGATCATGTCTGCCGCGCTGCCCTGAATACGACGGTTGAAAGCCTTGCGGGCGTCGTCACCTGAATCGCCGCCTTCCTTGTCCTTATAGTAGAATACGCGACAACGACGGCCCAGAAGCGTGGTGGTGTAGCCTTGCTCCCTGGCTTCCCTCTCTGTAGCTTTCGCTGTGGCTCGCATGAAAGGTACGACCTTGTTGTACTCTTCGATGATGGCCTGCCCTTGACGACCAGGAGCCAGATAGTGAATTTCCTTGCCCTGTTCGTTGATAAAGCTGTCGGGAGTTGCATCTAACCCTAGAGCAATGCAGAGGCTGCCGCCCCCCTGGCCGTACATCTGGGCTAGGTTCAGGATCTTCGCCTTCTTTCGGTCGATTTCCATGATGTCCGCGACCTTCTGGTGTAGATCCAGTCGCGGATTTGCATGAAATTCTTCCGACATTCGTTTTGCAGAGCGGCTCCCGCCAAGCACGGCCCAATGAATGGCGAGTCGCGGTTCCTGGCTGGCATAGTCGACAGAGGCTACGAGTTCGTCCGCTTCTGCAAGGAACAACCCCCGGATTCGCTGGCTGGCCTCTTCATCACGTGCGGGGAGTTGCTGAAGATTGGGATCCTGGCTGGAGAATCTCCCAGAAACGGTGCCGCCATCCTCGCTGCGGAGAGCATTGAATTGCGCGTGAATGCGACCTTCGTAGTGATGTTCGAGGACGAGGCGCTCAATGAACGTCACTCGTTGTCGATTCTTCCTACGAAGTGCGAGAATTTGCTTGGCGACGGTTCCCGCCTTGGAGTTGTCCATGGCTAATGCCTCCAGCACGGGGGCGGTCAAACCCTCCTTTTGCTTCTTGGGAGTCTTGGGGAACTTGGTGAACCCCTCCTCCTTGAGAGCACGAATCTGGAGTTGTATATCCCAGGCGCTCATGTTCAGGCCGGTCGTATGGCGAAGGGCACGGGCCGCCTCCCGTTCCTCCCCCAGCACCACTTCTCGCAATTCCTCCGCCTTGGCGACATCTACCCGAACGCCGGTACGCCGCATGTCCATAAGCATGGGGACCAGCGCCGTCTCCAGATCATATACCTGGATGAGATCCTGTTCTCTGATCCGCTTCATGTAGACTTGATGGACAAGCCAAGTCGCGCGTGCGTCCTGTTGAGCATACGGACCGACGACCGTGCTGGGCAGCGCGGCCATCATCCCCTTGGGATTTCCCTTGATGCCAGCCTGTTTCGCCCATTGCTTGAGCAGCGTCTCGTCCTTGCCCTCGTTCAGCTCGGCTTTTGCGAGCGAATCCAGGTTGTAGTATCTCAGGTGTTCGTTGAGCAGGGGGGCTGCGATCTGCACATCGTGGATCTTCCCTGCGGGTACGAGGTTCAACCATCCTAGGTCGTACGTCGCATTCGCAAAGACCCACTCGAGACTAGGTCGCCGCAACTGAGCGCGCAGCCACCGCATGAACGTGCCGATGTCGCTACCTTGATAATTCCCCCCTAGGTGCTTGAGGGGCCAGTAGTTGAAGTCCTCCAGTTCGTCGCGTCCCCAAGCCAGCGCCACGCCGACGATGTGGCCTTCCCCGAACGCCCATCCAGGACCGAATTCCTTCAGTTTGGGATCATGTGTTTCCAAGTCCAGAGCCACCACGCACCCGTCGGGTATTACCGGGACGCACGTGGGGGGAACCCAATCCAGTATAATCTCTTCTTCCGGCATCATCGCATCGCCTTTCGTGTAATTCGGGCGGCGCGTATGTCCGCCAGGAGTTTCATGAAGAGGTCGTGCCCGCCTAGATAGGCAACGGGATTTTCTCTGGATAGAGTCGCTAGCTCGCCGTACTTCGCCAGACGAGACAGTACCATCGCCTCACTAAGATAACGACCGCAGATCTTCATGCTATGTTGGCTGGCGCCGCGTAGAGCTTTATGCTCTAGGAGGAACTTCGCGCACTCGGTGTTGGCGTAGCCAGCCTGTCCGAGAAGGCCAAGAGCCACCCGAAGATCTGGAAAGTCTCTCTTCCAATTCAGCAGCGCCTTGCCTGCATTGCTCATGAGACACACCCCTGCGTTGGAGGCCCTGGGGACAGTCTGAGACGCGGTATGGCCCCCCGCTGGGCCTGGGGTAGCGGGCAGGGGGCCTAAACCCCGTCTATGAGGCTCCGTTTTGGCTGGAAGTGTGTTGCTCCCGGTACATGGCCAGGGCCGCCCGCGCTATGCCCAGCACGGATACGTCATGGGTCTGTTCGTAAATATCCACCAGAGATACAATCAGCTTCTGGTTCTCGTCCAGTTCCTGCGCCTCCGCGTATATCTCGGGAAGAACAGGCGCGGGGGGATTATGATGAGCGTCTATCATCTTTTCCAGAAAGTGGTCGGCTTTGTCCAAGTCCATGACTCCGTTCTTGTCCTTCCACCGCGAAATATACTTGCTCGCCTGTCCCCCCAAATAGGAATGCTTGTTTCCGATCACATAGTCCCAATGTTGAATCGGCTTACGATAGTGCGAGCCAGCGACCTGCCGCTCATTTGCTTTGATCATAGGTCTTCCTCCGTCAGGCCCGCGCGGGCTGCGAATTCCCATAGCTTGGGTGGAATGTGCTGCTTTCCACGAGTAAGGATTTCTCCCACTCTCTCCACCACTTCTTCGTAAGTCTTGTTTCCCAGGTTGAATTCACGCTGCGCCTGAAGACCAGCCTCAATCAGGTCAGCCCATTCCAGCCACAAGGCCAGTTCGGTGGGAAGCATGGATTCATGGAGTGTTCCATGGTCCCGCGCCACTTCACTTTCTAGGACCTTGTGCTCCAGAGTGCGACCCGTGCGCGGCATGTCGCCGATGATCTTCTCCACCAAGTCATGTTCAAGTGCGGTTCGGATCAACAGCAGCTTGTCCTCTGCCGGGCCCTCATACAGAGACGACACCATCATGGCTACCGCCCAGGAGTGCGCGGCGACATTCTGCGGTCGTAGGTTGTAGAAGGTATGCCAACGGTTGACGTCATGTCCCCAGCAGATGAACTGGAAGACAAGCTGTGGACTCGCCATCTACCGAACTCCCATGAACATACGCGCCGCGTAGAACCAATCGCAGTCCGGGTAGTCCTGAAGCTGCCCGATGTCCTTGCGATGCCAGACGCGGAGCATGGGGAGCACGACGTTGTTCACGTAGGAGTTGTGGGAACTATCCGGCACCACGCCCTCACTAAGAGAAAGAAACATCAGGTTCAGTGCTGATGTCAAGAAGTCATCTTCTAGCGGTATCACAGGGGGGTAGCTGCTCGGAGGCGCTGAGAACTGAAGATCCCCCCTGCCAGGGCCAAACTCGGTATAGATATGGGCGTTCGTTGAGATCTGTCGCAGAACTCCTACTTCCACCCCCAGCCTGCGCGCCATGTATTCCTGGAGGAAGCTGAACTGTACGATGTTCGCCCCCAGCATTCCCCACATCAGGTCGTTGCTGCGGTTGAATACCGTAGCGTCAAGACGGTTCTTCACGATTCGCATGTTCACATGGACGTTGCAGGGAATGTCCTTGCTGTCCGCTGCCAGATCCATCTTGGCGTCCCACATGGAGAGGTTCACCCGGCGACTCTTTGGATCAAGCCTCAGAATGTCAAGGGCTGTCGGGATCTGCCAGTGTATCCGCCGCCCGTAGTGCCCCCGCAACTTGATTCCATCGTCGCTGTATTCCATGAACCGCGGCACGATATCCGAGAATGGCCGTACAAAGTCCACGGACGACAGGATGCTAATTCCATCCAGCAAGAACAGGAACGGGTTCGCCCGCCGCTTAGGGCAGAGGAGTACACGCTCCATGGGATTGAGAGTCGTAAGGGTCAACGGCTCCACTGCACTGATTACCGGACCGTTCCTCGTCTTCTCTGAAATACCCACGTCCCTCACGGCGCGGGGAAGATCATGCAAGGCGTAGTTCACATTCCTGTATGCGAATTCCATCGTCGCTGCCTCCTGAACAGCAAGGCTATTTTACAT